GAGACACTTGGACTGATGTTGATCTTTCTAAGGCTGCAAACTTGGCACGTTGCCAATCTGACATTGAGCGAATCAGTATTGAGATTGATAACGAGGGTGACACACTGACAAATGAGCGTGGCACTGTAGTGATGAATCCAAAACATTCTTTGTTGGAAACTTTATCGCGTAGAGAAATGGCGATCAGTCGTGCAATTCATGTCCATGCAGAAGCTACGGTCGGAAAGTCTGAGGATGCCGCAAGTAAGTTGGCGAATGAAAAGAAAGCAAAGGTCGCTGCCGAATCTACTGATGACGATTTGATTCCTCGGATGTATTCCGTTAAGTGAAGAAAGTTAGCAGGGGTCAGCGGGTCATCAATTTCATTGAACGGTATTGCCATTGCCCGGAAGGGATGCACGTTGGTAAGCCGATGGTACTTGACCAGTTTCAAAAAGATTTCATTATTGAACTTTACGATAATCCGGTCGGTACACGCAGGGCATATTTAAGTCTGGCTCGTAAGAACGGGAAAACAGGTCTGATTGCAGGGATTGTCTTGGCTCACCTGATCGGTCCCGAATCAAAGTTGAATAGCCAGATTACCTCTGGCGCAAGATCGAGAGAACAGGCAGCACAGGTCTATAACTACGCATCGAAGATGGTGCAGCTTTCACCTGAGTTAACCGGAATTGTACGGATCGTCCCGTCAAGCAAGAAGCTGATCGGATTACCGCTTAATGTTGAATACAAAGCACTATCGGCAGAAGGTAAGACTGCCCACGGATTAAGCCCGATCCTCGCTATCTTGGATGAAGTCGGTCAGGTTCGTGGACCACAAGATGATTTTATTGATGCGATTACGACAAGCCAAGGTGCGCACGATGCACCACTTTTGATAGCAATATCGACACAGGCAGCGAATGACGCAGACTTATTCTCAAAATGGCTGGACGATGCGAAATTGTCAGGCGATCCAAAGATTGTCAGTCATCTATATGCCGCACCAGATAAATGTGATCTGCTCGACGCGGCTGCTTGGAAGTCAGCGAATCCTGCACTTGGAACTTTTCGATCTGTAGAGGATTTGGCAGAGCAAGCCAAGCAAGCAAGCAGGATGCCATCAGAGGAGAACAAGTTTAGAAATCTTTGCCTGAACCAGCGTGTTTCAACTGTCTCACCATTTATCTCGGTGGATGTGTGGAAATCGAACGGTGGCAAGCTTATTGACTTTGGCGATGCGCCGGTATGGGCTGGACTTGATCTAAGCGCACGAACCGATCTGACAGCACTGGTCATCATTGGCAAGGTTGCTGGTATCTGGCAAACAGTACCTTACTTCTGGACACCTGAATCAGGCTTGATTGATCGCTCCAAGAGGGATCGTCAACCCTACGATACATGGGCGAAGCAGGGGTATTTGAATACGACTCCCGGCGCAACGGTTGATTACGAGTTTGTCGCGCAGGACATTGGCGCAATCTTGTCACCTCTGAATATCCAGACAGTAGCGTTCGACAGATGGCGCATTGACTTGCTCAAGAAAGAATTTGATGTGGCTGGAATCACGCTCCCTCTGGTTGAGTGTGGACAGGGATTTAAAGATATGTCTCCAGCCATTGACACGCTGGAATCCGAATTGCTGAACGGTCGTATTGCACATGAGAACCATCCTGTACTTACGATGTGTGCTGCAAACGCTGTCATTTCAAGGGATGCGGCGGGAAATAGGAAGCTAGACAAGCACAAGGCAACGGGTCGAATAGACGGAATGGTTGCGATGGCTATGGCATTTAGTGCTGCAAACGGCGCAATTATCGAAACGCAGGAAATAGAACAAGGCTTCGTCATACTGTGAGCGTATTCACCAAATTAGCTAAATCGTTCGGATTTGGCAAGGGTGAGTCACGCCCTCAAAACGTCATTGACTCCACCGGAGCCTATTCTGACGCAGTAATGGAATCCTTCGGGATTGCTGCCGGTCAGACTGTATCAGCGACAAGCGCGATGCGGGTATCTGCTGTTGCTGCCTGTGTAGCAAAGATCAGCGGCGCAATTATGTCGATGCCGATCAATATCTATAAGCTTAATGGCGGCGATCTTCCAGATCAGATGCCACGCGATGACCTCTGGTACAAGCTAAATGAGCAGCCAAGCCCATTGTATTCAGCGTCAAGCTGGTGGGAAGGCGTATCAATGTCGCAGCTTCTACGGGGCGATGCTTACACGCTAATCCGTAGGGGCATGAATAACTCGATTAGGGAATTGTTGCCATTGCCTTGGGGCTGCGTATCTCCTATGCGTAACCCTTCAGATGGCACTGTCAGGTATTACGTCAATTCTCCGATGCAAGGCATTTCATCTTGGTTTGATCCGTCTGAAATTTTACATTTCCCCGGACTCGGATTTGATGAAGTCACAATGAAATCAATGTCCGTTATCCAGTTTGGCGCAAGGTCAGCGATTGGTAACGCTCTGGCGATGGATGAGTATTCAGGCAAGTTCTTTGAGAATGGCGCACATCCTTCAATCATCCTGCAAGCTGCGGGGAAGATGGGACCGGATCAGATAACAGCGTTGCAAACAGCATTCAAAGCTAAATATTCAGGATCGGATAACTTCCATCGTTTGCCTATGGTTCTCACTGAGGGAATCTCAGCGAAGGAATTAAGCCTATCAGCTGAGGATGCACAACTTCTTGAGGCTCGTAAGTTTCAGGTTGCAGATATTGCCAGAGCATTTGGCGTACCTCCACATATGATCGGCGAAACGTCTGCCTCGACTTCTTGGGGTTCAGGTATTGAATCAATGGGTCGAGCGTTCGTAACTTACACACTTCAGCCATGGTTAAAAAAGATCGAACAAGAATTAAATCGAAAGATTTATCCACGCGATACCGGAAAGTTTGTCGAGTTTTACCGTGATGCGTTGATCGAAGGTGACTCAGCTGCACAAGGTTCTTACTTCCGGTCTGCCTTGGGCGGTCCCGGCTCCGGTGACGCATATATGACATTAAACGAAGTTCGGCGCATCAAGCGGCTCGCTCCTGTCGCTGGTGGTGATGAGTTATACCGCGCACCACGCGACACACAACCCGTAGGCACACCATGAAAAATATCTTTCAGCTTCACCTAGACAATCAGACGCGCAAGCCTCAAAACTTGGTCAATGTCTCTGAAGCATCAATCTATATCTACGACATTATCTCTGCCGATTGGGGCGTGAGTGCTGCATCAGTCATTGAGGCTCTCGCTCAGATTGGTGATGTTGAGACATTGAATGTCTACGTTAACTCGCCAGGTGGTGATGTATTCGAAGGTCGCGCAATCATGGCGGCTCTCAGCAGATTCAAAGGCAATACGGTTGCTCATATCGACTCTCTCTGCGCATCTGCTGCAACAAGCATCGCCTTGTCTTGCAACACTGTAAACATGAGCGAAGGCGCATTGTTCATGATCCACAATGCCAGCGGAATGGCTTGGGGCGATAAAACAGAAATGAGAGCCACAGCAGACCTCTTGCAAAAGATCGAATTGTCTATCGTCAAAGACTATACAGACAAGACCGGCATGGAAGATACACCGATTATTGAAATGATGGATGCTGAAACGTGGATGACTGCTTCTGAGGCATTGAAACTTGGATTTGTTGACTCCATTACATCCAAAGCGAAAGCATCAAATGCGTGGAATCTTTCCTCGTATCGCAACGCTCCAAAGGATGAACCAATCGTAGAGCCTCCCGAAATAATCCCTGAGCCAATAGAAATAGAACAGCCCACTTCGGTGGGTTTTTTTATGTCCGAAACAAACACAAACAGATTACGAATCGCAACGATTGCATAACGCTTCTCGCGTAGCAAACCGCAGAGACCGGTTGTCTCAAACCCAAGCGACCAATTCTGGTCGTTTTTTTATTGGAAATTGAATGAAAAACACTCAAGCTCTGCGCGAGAAGATCGAACACCTCGCAAACTCAGCCAATGCAATGATTGCAGAAAAAGGCTCAATTGCATGGTCTAAAGAAGAGCAAGTCTCTTTTGACAACATCGCTGACCAGATCGAATCTAATCAGAAGCAGATCAAGTCTATCGAACGTATGCGCGAACTAGACGCAGACAAGTTCTTTGAGAATGTCTCTGCATCCGGTAAAAAAGATGGCGAGACTGTTGATGCAATGGCTGCTGTCGCTCTGTATCTGCGTAACGGTAAAAATGTTACGACCGAACAGGCATTGGCTATCCATAACGCTATGTCAACGACTACCTCTGCTGAAGGCGGCTATACCGTTCCTGCTGAAATCGCCACACTGGTGGTTGATCGTATGAAGGCATACGGTGGAATGCGTGAAGCTGCGCAAATCCTGACCACTGCTGGCGGTAACGCTTTGAATTACCCAACAAGCGATGGCACGTCAGAAGTCGGCGAGATCGTTGCTGAAAATATCGTATCCAACGTGCTTGATCTGACTTTCGGCACTGTTGCTGTCAATCCGTACAAGTATTCGTCCAAGTCAATTGCATTGCCTATTGAATTGATTCAAGACAGTGCAATCGACATTGTGGGCTTTGTGGTTAATCGTCTGGCTGTTCGTCTGGCTCGCGTTACTAACGCTCACTACACGGTCGGTACAGGGTCAAGCCAGCCTTTCGGCGTAGCTGCTCGCGCTACTGTTGGCAAGACTGCTACAACCGGCGGCTCAGTTACGGCAACTTATGACGATCTGATCGACTTGATCCACTCGGTCAATTCTTCATATCGTTCGAACGGCGCACGTTTCATGCTCAATGATTCGTCTGTTGCCGTTCTGCGCAAGCTGAAAGACACGACAGGTCGACCAATCTGGTTTGCTGGAGATATGGAAGGCGCAGCACAGGGCGTTGCACCAACACTTTGCGGTTATGCCTATACGGTCAACGATGACGTTGCAGTCATGGCAGCTAATGCCAAGTCGATCTTCTTTGGTGATTTCAGCCAGTTTGTGATCCGCGACATTGCAGGAAGCACAACCATGCTGCGTTTCGATGATTCGGCTTTCGCTCTGAAAGGTCAGGCCGGATTCTGCGGCTGGACTCGTACAGGTTCGAACCTGCTGGATGCCCAGGCAGTCAAATCCTTTGTGAATAGCGCAACCTGATCGATAGGTTGTTTTTCAAGCCTCCTTGTAATGAGGGGGCTTTTTAAAGCAACTTATTCGGAGATACGAAAT